TCGTTTTGCTTGGCGGGAGTTGACTAAGCAATACTCGTTTTATACCGAATACCTGACAACGACGGGCACTTGGACGACAGCAGCCCGCACGATCACGATGGCCTCCACTACGGGACTTGATACGACTTATCAAGTTCAAGGCACAGGCATCAATCAAAACACCTACATCGTTTCTGTAGACTCTTCCACGCAAGTCACGGTCAATCAAGACTTTTCTGCAAACGGTACTGCTGCAACGGCGTACTTCCAAAAAGTCAAATACGCGCTTCCCTCTGATTATGAAAGTCTTGTTCCGCGTACCATGTGGGACAAATCCAAACATTGGGAAATGCTAGGGCCTGAGAATGCTCAGCAATGGGAATGGCTGTTGTCAGGCTATATCTCGACTGGCCCGCGTATCCGGTGGCGCTTGCTTGGTGAATACTTCCAAATTTGGCCCGGTATGTCTACGGCTGAATATCTAGGTTTTGAGTACCGCAGCAAGGGGTGGGCAGAATCTTCAACCGGCACGGTTAAGAACTCGTTTACCGTGGACACAGACACTTGTATCTACCCTGATCGGTTGATGGTCAACGCGACCAAGCTAAAGTATTTCGAGGCTAAAGGCTTCGACACTACGGCAATGATGCGTAACTACCTGACCGAATTGGAAGCAGCGAAGGCGCTGGATATGTCGTCTGCCAATCTGTCGCTTGCACCGCGTCCGGGTACTGTGCTTATCGGTTACGACAACATCCCCGACAGCGGCTACGGTACTAACTGATGGCAACAAGCGCACGCCGCCGCATGATGGTTCAAGGGACTGCCGCGCAAGTGGCTTCCTTGCCTGCGCCTATCGGTGGATGGAACGCCCGCGATTCGCTTGCCAACATGGAGGCGACTGATGCTGTGCAGTTGACCAATATGTTCCCTGCGGTGTCGAGCGTCAATCTGCGCGGTGGTTATCAACGGTACGCAACGGGCATCACAGGGCAAGTCGAGAGTCTTTTTAATTACTCAGGCGGCGCATCAGAAAAACTATTCGCAGTAGCTAGTGACAAAATCTACGACGTAACAGCAGGCGGTGCTGTGGGCGCTCCAGTCGTCTCAGGATTGACGAACGCTCGGTGGGAGTATGTCAACGTATCAACGCCGGGTGGCTCGTTCATGTACGCCGCTAATGGCACAGATGCGCCTTTGCTCTACAACGGATCGACATGGACTTCAATCACAGCATCATCGTCGCCTGCAATTACAGGGGTTACGACGACAACGCTTGATAATGTGACTCTGTTTAAAAACAGGGTTTGGTTTATCCAAAAGAACACCCTTGTTGCATGGTATCTGCCGACTTCCTCAATAGCAGGTGTTGCTGAGCAAATCGACTTAAGCTCGGTTGCTCGGTACGGTGGCTATCTTGTGTCGATTGGTACATGGACAATCGACGCAGGTTACGGTGCTGACGACAACCTTGTTTTTGTCACAAGCAACGGTGAAGTTATAGCTTATCGAGGTACTGATCCTGCTTCGGCATCGACGTGGGCGCTCATTGGTGTGTGGAAGTTAGGCACACCCATTGGCAAGCGTTGTATGTTTAAGTATGCGGGCGACTTGCTGATCCTTACGCTAGACGGTCTGTACCCACTAGCGTCTGCCATTCAAAGCTCAAGGCTTGATCCGAGGGTTGCGTTATCCGACAAGATACAGGGCGCGTTTGCTTTAGCAACAAGAACATATCAAGCTAACTTTGGTTGGCAAATTTTCTACAACTCAAAAAACAATGCGTTGTTTGTAAACATACCGATTGCTCAAGGCTCACAGCAGCAACAGTATGTGATGAACAACATCACTAAAGCGTGGTGCAACTTTACTGGTTGGGAATCTAACTGTTGGGAAATCTACTCAGATGACCCTTACTTCGGTGGCAATGGTTTTGTAGGTAAAGGATGGACAACAGACTTTCAAGACGATGCTGCAAACATTGAAGCAATTACATTGCAAGCGTTTAACTACTACGGCTCTCGCGGTGTTAAAAAGTATTTCACTCGCGCAAGACCTAGCATTTTCACTAACGGGCAACCGGCTATCTTTGTTGGTATGAACGTAGACTTTGATGTGTCAGACACGACGGCAGCTTTGTCGTTTAGCCCGCAATCTTTTGGTGTTTGGGATACAGCTTATTGGGATAGTGGTTTGTGGGGGTCAGGCGCAACGATTACGAACAATTGGCAAGGCATTACAGGAATAGGATATTGCGGTTCAATTCAGATGAAAAGCGCAAGCAAAGGCTTGCAGATCGAATGGGCATCGACGGACATTGTTTATCAAACCGGATGGGCAGGTATATAACGAAAGGCCCGGCTATCGGGCATTGGGTAGCTAAGCGTGTTGAAGGCGGCTACTTTGAAGGACGCAGCGAAGCAATAGGACTGTGCAAGGACGATGAGATAGTTGCAGGCGTGATATACGAGAATTGGAACAAGAAAAGCATTTGGTGTCATATAGCAATCGAAGGACGGATGACAGGCGCATACCTAGCGGCAATTTTCGACTACCCGTTTAATGTGTGCCAAGTAGACAAGATCATAGTGCCGGTAGGAAGCGACAACGCAGCAAGCATCAAGTTAGTAACGAATATGGGATTTGTAGAGGAAAGCAGAATAAAGGATGCAAGGGTGGATGGCGACATTGTTTTCTACACAATGAAGCATGACGCTTGCAGGTTTTTGACTGATAAATACAGTAGAAAAATAGGAGTGCCTCATGGGTAAAAGTTCACCATCGCCGCCGCCCGCACCGGATTATTCAGGTGCTGCTAGAGAACAAGGTGCTGCTAACGTAGAAACAGCTCGCCTACAGGGAAGGATGTCGAATCCAAACATTATTTCGCCTTTGGGTACGCAGACTGTCACCTACGCAGACGATCAGCCTACTGTTACGCAGACCCTCACGCCTACAGCAACCGAGACGCTTGCTTCGCAGCAACGTGTGCAACAGCTATTGGCAGGTCTTGGTGAGACGGGGACAACTCAAGCGCAAAAAGTAATCAGCACCCCGTTTGCTCCGACCGGCACAGCAGGAGAAGCACTACAAACTAGGCTTGATACGTCTGCGTTAGCTAAAGCCCCCGTCAATGCAGGCATGACAGGTCAAGAAGCAATTATGCGGAGGTTGCAACCGCAGCTAGAAGGTCGTCAGGCAATGCTTGAGAATCAGCTTGCCAATCAAGGCATCACGCCCGGTTCACAGGCTTACAGAACCGCACAGACGCAAGAAGCGCAGAATCGCAACGACTTGCTGAGTCAAGCTGCATTGCAAGGCATTGGTCTTGATACGCAAGCTCGCGCAGCAGGATTTGGCGAGCAACAAGCATTGATGGGTACGCAGAACGCCGCACAACAAGCAGAATTGCAGCGTCAAGCATACTTACGCCAACAGCCCCTGAATGAGATTACGGGACTTATGTCGGGCTCGCAGATTCAAATGCCGCAGTTCCAAGGGTATCAAGGGCCGACTGTTGCGCCTGCTCCGATCTTTGCGGGGGCACAAGCGCAAGGTCAAGCAAATATGCAGAACTATGGCATTCAGTCTGCCAACGTTAATGCTCAGAATGCGGGGCTTTATAATTTGATTGGATCAGGCGCACAAGCAGCAGCAGGCACTAAAGGGTTCTTCTAATGAACAATATGTACAGTTTCAATCCCGAAGAAAAACGCGTTCGCATGGCGCAAGCATTGCAAAACTATATCTTGCCGGAGCAAAAAGTAGAGATGCCACAAGCGCCTGCACAATCGTCTAGCGGAATGTCGCCTACGGACATTGCTAAATTGTTCAAGAAAAAGCCTATCAATCCGTACAGCAGCAATGACGCAAAAGATGCTTCAACGCCTACTGATTTGAACGTGTATCAGGAGAGTCGATAATGGCTACCGTGAATTTCAATTTGCCAAGCCCATACGAAACTGAGCTTGCTGACATCGCTCGCCGTCAAAAGATGGCTGAGTTGATGCAGCAACAGGCATTTCAACCTGCTGAGACGTTCAGCTATGGCGGCATCCAGGCTAGGACTTCGCCGCTTACGGGGCTTGCTAAAGCGTTGCAAGGCTATATGGCAGTCAAGACGCAAAAAGACTTGGCTAACGAACAGAAAGCATTGGGCGAAAGAGCGCAAAGAGAAAGCGCATCTGACTTTGCGACATTGTTTGGGCATATGCAAGGGCAAGAAGCCAAGCCCGTTCGTCCACCCGCGACGGCTATTGATGACCAAGGCAATTTTAATCAAATGTTGCCTGCTGTTCCTGCGCGTGCGCTTGGAACGGTTGATCCAAGCATATTGGCTGCATTGCGCGATCCGCAAGCCAAGCAACTTGCCATGTCGCAACTGCTTGCACAGTTGCGCCCACAAGCGCCGATTGCAGTTAAAGAGGGCGAAACTCTGTTTGATCCGCGCACCGGAAAAACAATATTTAGTCAGCCAAAAGCCGACAAAATTAAAGAAACTCAAATTCTTATGAATGATGACGGTGTGCCGACTTTGTTTGGCATTACCGAATCCGGCGAACGCAAGAATCTTGGCCCTGCACAACGAGTTGTTTCCCCTGATACGCAAGCGCGATTGACGCAAGAGAGAACACTTGCAGATCGAGCGTTCAATAGCCTTTCGGCTGCACAGCAGCAACAAGCAAGACAAGAAGCGCAGCGGTTGGGTATCAGCCTTGAAGATTTGAAGCTGCGGCAATATCAAGCGCAAAACCCCGCTATGAGTTTCCAAGAAACCGAAAGCGGCGCGATGGCATTCAATCCGCGCACCGGCACAGCCACTCCGGTCTTGACTCCGGCAGGCACTCCATTGCAAAGCGGCAGACCATTGACCGAAGCGCAAGCAAAAGGAACGTTGTACGCAACTCGCGCAGCGGAAGCAGATCAAATCCTAAACAACATTGGACAAGGCGGCACAGTTAAGCCCGGTTTGTTGAAACGCATAGGTGGATCAATTCCGTTTGTGGGTGAGGGCGTTGGTTCGATGTTGAACTTCACTCAAAGTGCACCACAGCAACAAATTGAGCAAGCGCAACGAAATTTTGTTAATGCCCTTCTTCGTCAAGAATCAGGAGCAGCTATTGGAAAAGACGAATTTGCAAACGCGCAACAACAATATTTTCCACAGCCTGGCGATTCAGACGAAGTTATTGCACAAAAAGCAACAAACAGACGCACCGCAATCACAGGTCTTTCGGTACAAGCAGGGCCGGGAATTCAACGTGCTCAACAAACGCAGCAACAAACGCAACAACCGATGCGGGCTAAGAATCCGACAACTGGTCAGGAAATTATCTCGACTGATGGCGGTAAAACCTGGAAGCCCGTACAAGGAGCACAGTAATGCCTTTGCCACCGGGATTTGAACTTGTAGAGCAGTCTAAGCTGCCCGAAGGTTATGTAATGGTGACGGGCGCAGAGAGGGAAGAATCGCCCTCGATGCGGGCAGGCCGTCAATACATGGGCACAGAGGGCGGTCGAGATGTTGCCGCCATTGCCTCTGCTATGCAAGGGCCGACATTTGGCTTTCTTGACGAACTTGCGGGTGCAGGCGCTGCGGCATTTGGTGCGCCGTTTAGCGATAAGCCAATGGGTGAGCGGTACAAGTCTGCCCGAGACTACGTTCGCGGCATGACTGAGCAATTTGGCAAGGAATACCCGATTACCGGCGCAATCACTCGAGGCATGACCGCAGCGCCTACGGCATTGATTCCGATAGGTTCGGCTACGCAAGCGGCAACCATGATGACCCCTGCGGCGCGGATTGCTCAAGCCTTGAAGGGCGGCGCGGTGACAGGTGCGGCTGGCGGTTTGGGTGAATCCACAGCACAAGACGTTAGCGGCATGGCTCGTGATGTGGCACAGGGCGCGGCTTTGGGCGGCGGTCTTGGGGCGGCAGGACAAGCAACGGGCGGGGTTTTGGGTGCTGTTGGCGGTCAGATCGCGCAACGCATGATGCCGCCTGTAGCACAAGATGCGGCTCGGATGCGGCTTGCTGAAGCGTTGTTTAGGGATGTGCCTCGCGGTTCAGTCTTTGAGCAACCGGGATCGTTGAGCACTCCAGCCACAAGAGGTATCGCTAGGCTCGAAACGCTAGGGCCTGAGGCACGAATTGCCGATGTTGGTGGGCAGAGTACGACTCGCCTTGCGGATGTGTTGGCGACCCTTCCTGGCAAGTCTAAAGACATGATGGAACGGGCGATCCGTGAGCGTCAAGCGGGAAGGCCAGGCAGGATTGTAGGCGCGGCAGAGGAAGCCACAGGATTAGGCCAAGGATTTAAGGCAACCGAGGATGCGTTTATTGCAGAGCAAGCAGCAAAGGCAGCGCCGTTGTACGAGCAACTGCGCGGAATGTCGGTTCGGGTGGATGACAGCCTGCATGGGTTGATTCAACGAGCACCGGATGCATGGAAAGCCGCACAAGATTTGGCCCGCAGGGAAGGCAAAACCCCGCTAGATTTGTCCAAGATCAAACCGGGCGATGATTTATCCTTTGAGGCATTAGACACGCTGAAAAAAGCATTGTGGACGATTGGCGAAAAAGAGAAAGTAAACTTTAAAGCTACCGCAGAAAGCCGAGCAACGGACAATCTACGCAATGAATTGACGCGCAAACTAGATGCTTTGTCTCCTAAAGATCAGCAAGGCAATTCAATTTATAAAGCTGCGCGGGATGCTTTTGCAGGCCCTGCCGAAGCACAAGCCGCATTGCAGCGTGGCAGAGAGATATTCCGCGAGAATGTGGTCGATCTGCCGTCAATCATTAAGGGAATGTCTCCTAGCGAGCTAGAAGCCTTCAAAGTTGGAACGATTCAAGCAATCCGCGACAAAGCAGGCACTGAGGGCGGGCAAACTTCCTTGTTAAAAATGTGGAAAGAATCCAAGACAAGCGACCCGCTACGCATGGCGTTTGGTGATGATTTCCGACGGTTTTCTGCTGAGATTGCCAAAGAAGGCAAGCTAAAGCAGATGGAAAGTGTCGGACGAGGATCGCAGACAGCATCAAGACTAGCAGCGGCAGAGGAATTAG